AATCGTTGAGGGTCAGGTTAATATCGATGATGTATTGAATACAGATATTGGTCAGCCGATTCGTATGCGTGCGCCTGGTATGGTGCAGCAACTAAATACGCCTTTTCTTGGTCGTGAGGCATTTCCGGTTCTCAATTATTTAGACGAGGCAAAAGAGAATCGCACCGGTGTTTCTAAAGCCAGCGCGGGTCTAAACGCCGATGCACTGCAATCCAGCACCAAAGCTGCCGTTGCTGCCACTATGTCTGGGGCGCAAGGTAGGGTTGAGTTGATTTGCCGTCACTTTGGCGAGGGTTTGCGTGATTTGTTTAAGCTGACCTCAAACCTTGTTATCAAGAACCAGGATAAAGAGGCGGTGTTTCGCATGAATAATGAGTTTGTGCCTATTGATCCTAGATATTGGGATGTGGATAAGGACATTGTTGTCAATGTGGCTATATCCAAAGGCTCGGATGAAGAAAAAATGCAAGTCTTGGCTCAAGTAGCGGGCAAACAGGAAGAGATTTTAAAAACATTGGGGCCACAAAACCCAATGGTGAGCTTACAGCAATATGCTAATACATTGGCTCGAATTATCGAGCTTGCCGGATTCAAGGATGCCAGTGCGTTTATCAATACCGAGATACCGCCAATGCCTCCACAACCGCAAGACGAGAAACAGGATCCGGCAACATTATTAGCTATGGCCGAGATACAAAAAGCCGAGGCTGAAACACAAAAAGTGATGGTTGAGGCTAGACGCGATGTTGTTGATGCGGAAACGGATCGCATGAAAATTTTAATGGAAGATGACTTTAAACGCGATGAGGCTGAGGCTGATATTCGAGTGAAGGCTGCCGAGCTTGCTGCCAAATATGGAACAAGCGTAAACATCGCCGAAATTAACGCACTGATGGAACGAGACCGAGAGACTATTCGACAACTTGCCAAATCACAAGCAGCTGGGTTGTTTAATGGAACCGGCGGCGGATAAGTATTTCGACCTAGAGTTTCTCGAAGGCGACATGATTTACACCGCCCAAGGGATCAAAGCAAAAAACATAGAACACGCTAGAGATATTGTGCTGTGTTTCTTATCTGAATTCATAACCGAGGACTCTGAGTTAATTTCACATGAGGAGACAACGATACACTGATGCCAATTAAAAAAGTAAAAGGCGGCTGGAAATGGGGCAAGAAAGGCAAGATTCACAAGAGTCGTGCCAAAGCTGTAAGACAAGCAAAAGCCATTTATGCCAGCGGCTATAAACAAAGGAAAAAGTAATGAAGTTTAATTTAATTAAAAATGTTGTCGGTACTTTGGCACCCACCATTGGTTCTGCTCTAGGTGGCCCAATGGGAAACATGGCTGCCAATGTCATCGCCGATGTTCTAGGTGTTAAGCCAGAACCAAAAGCTCTGCAACAAGCGGTGCAAAACGCCACACCCGAACAGTTGGCAGAAATTAAAAAAGCCGAACTTGAATTTGAGACACAAATGAAAGAGCTGGATGTCGATATATTCGCCCTTGAGACTGCTGATAAACAAGATGCCAGGCAAAAGTTTAGTAAAGACTGGACAACAAGGGTCATGGGGATTGCTGTTTTGGGTGGATTCTTAGGCTATATCTTCCTGGTGACACTTCAACCACCAGAGCAGAATAGCGAGGCTTTGATTAATCTTGTCTTGGGTTATCTCGGTGGTCTAGCCAGTGCGGTAATCTCATTTTATTTCGGCGCGTCAAACAGTTCCGATAAATCAAAAAAATAATGAATACGAGGGGTATTAGTGAAAAAGGGGATAAATATATTAGGAGTTATTTTTGCGCTTAGTCTTATCGGCGCAAGTGATGTAGGGGCAGATCAAACCGGAGACTGTACGGCTGGCAGTGAGTATTGTGAACAGAACTCTTTGACGACCACCAATGCCACAACCACAACCAATACCAATAACAACACCACAACCACGACTTCAACGGCGACCAACACCAACAACAACACTTCAACAACGACATCAACTGCGACCAACAGTAACACCAACAACAACACTTCAACGAACACCAACAACAACACTTCGACTGCCACATCGACCTCGACCAACAGCAATACTAATGTCAACACATCGACATCAGCCGCAACGAATAACAACAACAACGTCAACACCTCGACATCCAGCTCAAACAATGTCAACACCAATAATTCAACATCGAATGTGACCTCTAATGTGACCAATAACAATACAAGTAATGTCACCTCGAACAATACAAGCACTAATAACTCGACAACAAATAACACCAATCAAAATATCAACCAGACCACCAGCAATAATAAAAATGTCAATGAGTCAACCAGCAATAACACCAATAAAAATATCAACGAGTCAAACTCAAACTCGAATGTCAACACCAATAATAAAAACGTAAACGAGAACAAAAGCACGTCTGATAACACGAATAGAAACATTAATGAGTCGAAGTCGGAACAAACCATCAATCAAAACATTAAACAGGAAGCACCACCGGCGAGTGCGATTGCACCATCAATAATGAGCTACAGCCAAGATTTATGTACGGTTGGCAGATCCGGCGCGTTTCAGGGTCAGGTGTTTGGCTTATCAGCGGGCAGAACCGTTAAGGATGAGAATTGTGAACGGTTGAAGTTATCCAAGTATTTATACGATATGGGAATGAAAGTTAGTGCTGTGGCCCTACTTTGCCAGGATGAAAGAGTCTTTAAGGCGATGACTATGGCTGGAACGCCTTGTCCTTATCAGGGTAAGATTGGCGGTGATGCTAGTCTTTCTTGGCAGCAAAACCCAAAAGACCGACCCGATTACAGAGATGCAAAAGCAAACTATATTTCTAAGTGTAGAGGCACATTAAACGAGGAAGGTTTGAGAAAAAGCAGAGGCACTTGTGTTAAGGAATTTAACAAAGGCAGTTAGTTTATTTTCTTTATTGTTTGTTTCCGTTGTTAATGGAACATATGTTTACGAGGCGAACCAAAGCCTTTTTGATTTAACCAACGAAACCGGTACAACCAATCTTGCCAGCGGTGATGACCAGGTTTCATCTACTTTTAACCTAGATTTTACGTTTACTTTTTATGGCGAAGATTTTACATCTGCACGAATGGCTACTAATGGGTGCTTACATTTTAAGACGACAGGAGCTTATTGTAATGACTACACACCTGATCCTTTACCTGAGATTACTTATACCCTCTATCCATTTTGGACTGATTTAATACGCGATAGCGGCTCCAAGGTTTTAGCCAAGAACTTTACCGATAAGACTGTCTTTGGTTGGTATGACATGCGTGAATACAATCGCAGCAACACGGACAACTCTTTTGAGGTCGTGTTGTGGAAGTCTGACGACAGTTTTGAGTATCGATATGGCGGTCTTAATATAATTAAACACGATGTATTAATTGGTGAGCAAGGCAACAGCTCCCAGACCTATACCTACCTCTATCACGATGAATGTAGCACTGGAACAACAAATGTTTCCGGTGTTTGCGTCAACACAGACTGGAACAACACCAGTTCAAATACGCTTTTAGAAAATGGAGGCAGCTTATATGGCTTGGGTTCTGGAAATGCCCTTGATTGCAGTAATCCTTTAAATAATAGTGCTTGTGCTGGCTATGATGCGGCTTATCTGACCCAACAATGTACCATTGACTCGCTGTATTCCTCTCAATGCCCTTATTATTGGGATGCATTGTTTGATGAGGAGTGCGATTTTGATCCTCAGTCCGACCCCTCCTGTCCTGGTTATAGCTTTGAAAGCTCTTATGCCTATTACAACCAGGATGAATACGATTATGGCATTGAAGATGAGTATATCTACGATGAAGAGACCTATTTTGATGAGGGTTTTTACGAAGATACATACATTGATGACGAGTATTTTTACGAAGAGGAGTATTTTTTTGAGGCAACACAAGAAGAGGTGTATTTTCTTCCAGAAGAATTTGCCGATGATATGGTTTTTGACGACTTTGAATACATCGAAGAGTTTTACGATTACCCAATCGATGAAGGAGTTGAGCTTTATCTTGAAACCATCCCAGCCGATGAATTTGTTTCTCTGGCCTATATTGAAGATGAGTTTTTGATCTATGACGAGCCTCTACTGGCTGAATACGCCCTGGCTGAATACGATTTACCGTTTATCGATGATGTTTTAATGGATCACTTTGAACATGAGCAAATTGTTGAAGAAATCGAAGAGTATTTTGAAGAAGAGATTGAAGAAGAGTTATTTGTTGAAGAAGTCGAAGAAGAATTGATCGATGAAGAAGAGATTATTGATGATGACGAGGAGACAGAAGAGGTTGAGCTGTTTGCCGATGACGATAAAAAAGAAAGAAAAAGGGAGAGGCAACTCAGTGTTGTTGCGCAAACCATTAAGGTTGCTGCCAGCAGTTATAGTGTCACCAATAACACTGTGTCTGCACAAACATCATCCGGTTCTGGTTATTCGGTTGCACAAAATAATTCATTGGTTTCCGGTGGCGCGTCTAATCCTCAATCGACAGCGGTTGCATCATCGGTATCGGGAGGTATTTCTGGCAACAATAATTCACCGAGTATTTCAGATCAGGTGTCCAGCTCTGCTGCACAAACGCAACAGGTTTTATCCATGAGTGCCGGTGCTGATAGCTCTATTGATTCTTCGTCTGTTTCTGTGGTTGGTGCCAACACCGATTCTGCTGACAGTATCGGCTCGGATGCAAGTGTTGATGTTTCAATAATGCCGATGATGAGTTTTGATGCCAACCAGCCTGTTATGGCTGATGTTCAAATACAGGATATGCAAGGTCAAATCAGTAATGCTACATCGGGAGTAATGACGGCAAGCGAGGCAGATCAAATTGCCGATCAGATTATTGCGGACAACATTAAAGAGCAACAACAAGAGATTAAAGAACAGGAACAGCAAAGCGGTGAATATGCCGACAGCTCTACACTAATTGCATTGATGGGTTATGTGCCTGGGTTTAGCGACTATTCCATGATTACACTTCCCAAAGCTGCCACCTGGTACGAAACCACAGAAATTTATGCCAATGTTTCTTTATCAGACAACAATCAGGCGTTTACAAATATGTTTGGAAACAACCTGACGATGATGAGAGATATGGTTCAATCACAACCTAAACTATGAGGAAATAACTATGAACTGGTTTGAAAACAAAACAACACAATTAATCGGTCTAGTGTCTATTGTCGGCACTCTGGCCGGATTCGGGTACACCGGCGCAACCTATGTAAACCGAATTGAAAATCTTGAGTCTTTTACTAACGATTATATGTCCGCCACCGATCAGCTCTCAGATGACGTTGCCGAGATCGATAAAAGAATTGTTGCTCTTGAAGAACAGATTGGCTCGATTGAAATTCCAGACACAACGGAATTGAAAACAAGTATTGCCGGAATAAACGCCAGCATTGATTCAATGTATGACGATATTCAAGCTCTTAAAAACAAGAACGACAATCCACTTGCTCAATAATTTATGATAATATCTAAACTTAACCTTTGGTAAATGTAAATATGGAACTCAACTCATTAGTTTTTTGGAATATCATACTCACTTTGGTCTATGCACCATTGGCTCTTAGTATTAGAACCAATATGGCTGAAACCAAGCGTATTGATATTCTTTTAAACAAAACCAGAGAAGAGCTGCCCACTGTTTATGTCACCAAAACCGAGATCACAAATGAAATGGAAAGGCTGTTTAAGCGGTTCGATAAACTCGAAGAAAAAATCGATCAAATAGCCCAGCAAACATAAGGAAAAACTATGCAAACTTTAGCAAATATTATGGCAATAATTATGGCAGTCGTCACAGTATGCAGTATTGTAGCGATGCTCACGCCTACCCCGAAACTAGACACTCTTGTCGGTAAGATTTACAAGTACACTATTGAGATAGGCGCACTTAATTTCTGGAGAGCCAAAGATAAATAATGTCATTTTTCCCAGACATATATGACGAGGCAACCACACACACTTTAGGTGATGTTGTTGACCCACCAATCGGCACTGGCTTTGGTGGATTGCCACCCTTGGGTGCTGGTATCGCTGGCATTAATACCCCATCAAGGAAACTAGGACAGGGCGCACCTGGCAAACAACCCCATAAAAAGTTTGGAGAGTTTGGGTTTACGAAAGGCCAAATACGAGATATTCGCGCCATGATAAAGGACTTTGGTTTAAAAAGTGGTGATGTGTTTTCAGACGGTGATTCGGGTTATGTTTGGAGTGTTAATGATTCGGGTGGGCTTGAAATTAATGGGATGTTAGATGATCCAAATACTCCGTGGGAACTTGGAGATAAGGTTTTGTTTCCCACTTATGGGGATGATCCTGAAACAGGAAACCTAATCCAGACTGGTTTTATAACTAAGGTTTATGAAACAAGGGGTGAGGGTGAAAGCCCTTGGTTTGTAAGAGTTGGTGATCCAGTACCAGATGAGCCAGTTGTTCCTGTTATAGAGCCACCTATTGTTCCACCAGTAGTACCACCACCTATTGTTCCACCTGTGGTTACTCCGCCGGTAACACCACCAGTAGTACCACCTGTGGTTACTCCACCAGTAACACCACCTATAGAACCACCAGTGGTACCACCAGTTCTTCCTCCGGTAGTAACACCACCAGTAGTACCACCTGTCGTGCCACCAGTAGTAACACCACCAGTTGTTCCTCCTGTTGTAACCCCACCTATAGAGCCGCCTATTGTTCCTCCTGTTACTCCACCTGTTACTCCTCCGGTTGTTCCACCAACACCACCTGTTACTCCACCGGTAACACCACCAGTAACACCACCAGTGACTCCTCCTGTAACGCCACCTGTAACGCCACCTGTAACGCCACCAGTAACGCCACCGACACCGACACCTACACCAACACCAACACCTAGTCCTACACCAACACCTAGTCCTACTCCTAGTCCTACTCCTACTCCTAGTCCTACTCCGACACCTAGTCCTACTCCGACACCTACGCCAACGCCGACGCCCACACCTAGTCCTACTCCTAGTCCTACTCCTAGTCCTACACCTGGTACTGATCCTGGTACTGAACCTGGTACTGATCCTGGTACTGATCCTGGTACTGATCCAATTCTTCCACCAGGGGTGCCAGACACAGATACCCCTTATCAAGACGTAGATTACACGCCCATTAATATCAGTTATCCTGGGTATATTCCAAGAGACTATATTGCGCCAGGCGTTAGTTATTCACCTGAGTACCCTCAAGGCTATACGGCTTTTGACCAACCACCTTATGAGCCTTATATCTATAACCCACCACCGATACAATCTTACATGGCTGGTGGCCCACCGTTAATTTACGACCCATTTACCACCCTACCAACAGTTTATGAGGCTATAAATTCGTTGCCGCAAACTCCAAGTGGTTATCAACCGCTGAGTCTTGGCAACATTCAAAAAATAATCGATAACATAGGATAAAATTATGGCAAGCGAACAAGAAGTATTAGAGTCGAATGAGGCAGAGCTGATCCTCGAATCAGTTGTGTTTAAAAAATCTGTTAAAAAACTGCATGACGAATATGTGCAAATGTGGCTGAACTCGGATGCTGGTGAGGAAGATTTCAGAGAGTTAATCCACAGTGCCGTTAAAGTAATTCCTGAGATTGAACGACATCTAAGAATCATTGTTGAAAAAGGCAAAATTACTAGGGCCAACCTGAACCGATTACGAAAAGTAGTTTAACCTTTGATTGATTTACAACTACCAAAGGTTTAGAATCATTCTAATTATTCAACTATTTATTTAAGGATAATATTATGACCAACACGGCAAAGCCATTGGAATTACAAACGAACATGGATGAGGCTGTAAGCTCTATTGAGCAATTTCTGGATCCACAAGAGGACAAACCAGAAGAGGCGCAAGAAGAATTACAAGCCGATGAAACTGTTGAAGAGGAAGTTGTCGAGGAGGAAGAACAAGAAGAACTCCAAGCTGACGAAATCGAAGAAACAGAAGAAACTGAATCTCTTGACGATGAACAAGACGAGCTAGAGGAAGTTGATGAACCGCAATTATATACCGTCAAAGTAAATGGCGAAGAAGTTGCAGTTACCATCGATGAACTACAAAACTCGTATTCTAGGCAAAAGGATTACACTCGTAAGACTCAAGAACTCGCACAACAGCGAAAGACTGTTGAAGAACAACAAAGCGAGGTTGCAAAAAACGAGGCGATTTATAAGGAACTATTACCCAAAATGGAAGTCGCTCTTAATGAGGGCTTGGGTGAAGAGCCAGATTGGAACGCTTTATATCAAGCAGATCCTATTGGTTATGTTCGAGAACGCGATTTATGGAATGAGAAACAACAGAAATTGCAAGCCGTTCAAGCTGAACAGCAACGCCTTCAAGAAGAGGCTCAATCTAAACAGCAAGAACAAATACAAAATTATATGCAGTATGGCGACAAGCAATTACTAAAAATCGTTCCTGAGTGGAAGGATCAATCCATCGCACAAAAAGAAAAATTGGCGATTCGAGAACACGCAATCAATGATTTGGGATTTACAGCAGAGGAAATCAACCAAGTGTATGATTACCGATTGCTGCTAGGGTTAAGAAACAGTTATCTGCAAACTAAAACGCAAAAAGCTGTGAAGAAAAAGCCCACCCAAAAAGCATCCGCTAGAAACAGAGTTGGAAAACCTGGTTCAGTCACAAGAAAGAACAATAGCACTCCTTTAAAAAGATCGAAACAACGCTTGGCTAAAACTGGCAAAGTCCATGATGCGGCTAAAGTGTTTGAACAATTAATTTAACCTTTTAATTTCTGGTTTATCCAGAAAGGAGTCAAAAATGGCGCAAGTAACTAACGCTTTTGACACTTATGAAGCCACGTCGGATAGAGAGGCATTATCGAATATTATCTATAATATAGCCCCTCATGCCACGCCTTTTATGAGTGCCATTGGCAAAAACTCAGTAAAAAACGTCACATTTGATTGGCAAACAGAGACACTACCAAGTGCATCTGGAACAGGTGAGATAGAAGGCTTTGAAATTTCAAGAGCCGCTACTACCGCAACTGTTCGTGAGTCAAATGTAACCATGATTCAATCTAGGAATAGCACCGTCACCGGATCGCAACAAGCATCTGATCCAGCCGGTGTAAAATCTCAGATTGCTCACTTCATGGCTTTAAACGCTAAAGCCCTAAAGAGAGACATGGAAAAGGCGTTGACTGGTAACTACGCAAAAGTAGCTGGTTCTGCATCAGCAGCAAGGCAAACCCGATCTTTTGAAGCCTGGATTACATCCAATGTTTCAAGAGGAACAAATGGTGCCAACGGTTCTGCATCAGCAGCAGCTACAGAGGGAACTCAGCGTGATCTCACAGAGGCATTGCTAAAAACAGTCCTACAGACTGGATTTGGAAACGGTGCTGAAATGAGCATGGCGATTTGTGGCCCTTATAACAAAACTGTTATATCTGGGTTCACTGGTCGATCCAATGTTAGACAAGTTATTGAAACAGATACCGTAGAGGCATCTATTTCTTTGTACGCATCTGATTTTGGTGAGCTAAGAATCGTTCCTGATAACTTTAGTAGAGAAAGATCTCTGCTCTTAGTTGATCCCAACTATGCAGCAGTGTCATATCTCAGAGACTTTGAATCTGTGGATATTTCTACTATTGGTGACGCGATTACCAAAATGCTAGTCGTTGAATACGGACTACAAATGAGCAACGAAGCTGCTCACGGAATAGTCGCTGATTTAAACGACAGCTAATGTAGTGATGAGAGGGGTTGAAATGATATACACCCCTCTCAATTTTTTAAGATGACAATAAACCGAACAACAATCGATTTGACTAAAACGCTCAAATCAGAATTTATAACCCAGGATGATAAAACCATTTATCACACAGCTCAGAATGTGCGACCTGTGATTGAACACGCGACCAAACTAAGAGAGTTGGAACCAGGTAAGAATTTTAGACACGCGGCTGAAATACCACAGGTGATTTGGAATAAAGCCTTGAGAGAAGGTTGGCACAATGACTCTAAAGCATGGAAGAAGTGGCTCAATGATCCTGACAATAAAGCCTTTAGGGTTTGGCAAGGAAGAATATGACTTATAGTGAATTAAAAACGGCAGTTGCCAATTATTTAAACAGAAGTGATCTGGATTCTATGATGGACACTTTTATCCAACAAACCGAGGCAGAGTTAAACCGAAAGCTCAGAACCAAAGACATGATAAAAAGAGCAACGGCCACTGCTGATGCTCAATATTTAACGCTACCGACAGACTGGTTAGAGGCGGTTAATGTAGAGATTACATCCGGTGATTTTACGCCGCTTTTTCAACAATCCATCGAGAGCCTTGATACTTATAGGAAAGCCAACGACAACAGAACAGGCAAACCGGTGTATTTTGCCCTGGTCGATGACACCATGGAATTATGTCCTACACCTGACGGCTCTTATACGTTACAATTAACCTATTATTCTAAGATTACTGGATTGAGCAGTAGTAATACTTCAAACTTTGTCTCAACAACCTACCCCGATGTCTATTTATACGGCTGTCTAAGAACGGCATCGATTTATCTCATGGAAGATGATCGTGCAGCGGGCTTTACCAACCTATTTGATAAGGCTTTGGAGGAAATGAGATTAGAACAAGAACGTGCCGCCTTCGGCAAAGGCTCAATGATCCCAAGACGAAGAACTTACGGCAGAACCCAAAAACAGGTTGTTTATTGGGGCAACAATTAATTTTAATTAGAGGAAATAATAATGGCTGGATTTTCAGATTATTTAGAAGATAAAGTTTTAGATCATGTGTTCGGTGGTAGTGCTTACACAGCACCATCTACTTTATATGTTGGATTATACACAGCAGCACCATCTGACACAGGTGGTGGAACAGAATGTTCTGGCGGTTCTTATGCCAGGAAGAGCATGGCTGCGATGACCGTATCGGGTACCTCGCCAACCACAGCAACCAACGGAGCAGCCGTTGAGTTTGTCACGGCA